AAACGATAGAGACCTTTATACTCATGCTCTAGACGAGTATGATCTGTGCCGACAGGAGCATCATTAGGAGTGTAAGGCACATCTCCCTCTGGTAACTCAGAGACAACACTATCATCAAAGTTGATAATCAACAGTTGACGGAGAGCATTGCTATTGTATCTACGAAGCAGGTCAATCTTTTCCTGCTTCGTCTTTGCATTACTAACTTTTCTAAGCACTTCAGAAATTAATAGTCTTGCAGAACTATTTGTTGTAGCCATAATTAAAACTCCTTAATCATTCATCATCTTCATCGTATTCATCCTCATCCCAAAATGATTGCACGTCGGGTCGAATGTATATTAACTCGTCGTGGAGAATGTTGCCATCCTCATCTAACATTTCTGGGTGTGTGACTGACTTAGCGTATGCTGCGTTTTCGATAAAGTCTTCGACATAACCTTTTGCCAACCAAGAAACTGTGATTCCTAAGATGAAAGCACCGATTGTGACTAAGACTGTTAATGCAACTAACATGGTTTCCCCCCTTTACTACTTGATTATAATTACGGAAACCAACCTCCCTATATGTGACTTAAAAATATTTATAAACCCTCACAGAAGGTTATTTTCTCTCAGGTATTTTACAGTATCTGTGCATCCACCAAGATTCTGTGCTCCCATTACAACTTGAGGGAAGGTGCTACCTGCTCCAAACTGGGAATAAAAACTTTCTTTAGTAAAGTCTCTATCGAGCACATATTCCCTGTAATTAAAATTCTTTCCGCCCAAAACCTGTTTGATCTGTGTGCAGTAGGGGCAACCTGGGCGTGTATAAACGGCAAAATTCATAAGTTTCTCCAGATAAAAAAGGGACTCCGAAGAGTCCCATTGGGTGTTCCGACTTTTGTAGAGTGACCGCACGAAAGGTCACTCAGTTATTTAGTCAGATCAGAAGCTGAATTTCAGACCAGCCTTGGTGCCGTAGCTACGGTCAACACCAGCAACGCCACTGCCAACGAAGGAGACTTCGCCGTAAGCAGACAGTTGATCGGTCAGACCAGCAGACAGACCTGCCTTGCCCGAAGGAACGGTATCAGAAGCGCCACCGTCAGGAGCGACGATAGTAGCACCACCTTGGACATACCAAGCAGCGGATTCGCCCAGAGCACCTTCGTAACCGACATGGGTGTCAATGTTGGTGCCAGAGTAGTTGCTACCAGTGAAACCGCTGTTTGCCTCTACGTTAACGTAGGGACCTGCCATTGCAGCGCCAGCGAAAAGGGGAGCAGCAGCCAGAGCTGCGAATGCGGATTTGATCATTTTTGTTTAACCTCGTTAATTTACTTGTGGAATGGTTACCCACAGATGAAAGCAGACTCGACTCGTCTGCGTTGGAAATAATTATAGCACCCTTGGGGTGCAGTGTCAACAGATTGGCGCGAGTAGTTGAGGCACCATCCTCTGTTGTAAATCTTTACAAAATTTATTTATAACATTAGCAACCTTCGATTTTGTAGAGTTTTCTGCATTTTTTTAATTCTTTCAACTCTGCTTTAATTAGTTGATACGATTCCTCTGGAGTAATTGATCTCCTCATTTCCATAGCAATGATAACATCAACTCTAGTGCCAAAGTGCTTAAGTGCTGTCTCAAAACAATCTAATTCTTCATACATCAGTCTTCCTCATAGCGTTGTCTAGCACGCTCCATAAGTTTTTTTACTTGCGTGCCATCGAGTTTTCCAGATTCATACTTTTCATATAAAACTTTCATCTCTAAAGAATACTTCCTATGCTTCAGCATCTTTCTAGCACTTTGCATTCTACCTTCCACATAACCTTCAGAAGAAATTAATGATGGAAGATCATCAGGAATCAGTGATTCAAATTCTAATTCATCATCTTTGTCAAATAGATCTTGAATTTCTTGAGGAAGATCTTCAAGATTAATTTTCGATGTATTCATAACCAGTTGCTAGTCTTGTGTGCCAGAAAAGATTGCCAGATCCACCAATATCTAAGTCGGCAGACGATTTAATTATATCACCATTTGAATTAGTTAGCAACCATGCTCCACCTGCAGGATTGTTTGCCCAAATATCTGTAGAAACAGGTTGCTGCGAAATGTTAGTGACATCCATCCGAAGATTATATACGCCAGGAGATGCAGTAAAACTTGTAGATCCTGTAGTAGTAAATGATGAATATGTTGCTACTTGCACACCATTCCAATACCAAACACCAGTATTATCACATGCATACTGCAAGGTATAAGTGCCACTAGTAGGAATCACAACTTTATGTGTGATTGATTGTGCAACACCTGCTAAAGGATTATCAGATTCAGGCCAAATAGCATAGGTATTCATAAATGTATTCCATGCTGCGTGACTAACTCGAACCCAATCAAGTTGTATGGCAACTTGACATGGACCCCCCTGACATATCTTTAGATACCACCCTCCAGGATTATATCTCCATTCATATGCAGTTGCATTAGATTCGGTATCCAATATCCCATTTGGTGTTGAATTACTACAACTTGGACGATACCATGCTAAGACATTTGCTGCATTATTTTCCCCCAGATTATATCCGACAAGAATAGAATTTGTTTTAGTATTTGCCCAGATAGTTGGATCAACAGGATCATCAGTAAGAGATCCACCCTGAGCAAGATAGTAGTCTACATGAGTTGCTAAACCTGTAGGTTCTGGCGGTCTACCTCTGCTCGCATATTGTCCTGGTGTGCTTTCTGTCCTACCGAATCTACCACTCAGATATTCATCAGCCACTGCTCTTGCAATGGGACTAAAGTAATTAAAATTGGTGATCCTATTAAACCCAAAATCACCACGCTCTTCAGTTTCATCAATACGAATTAGCAATGTATTTTTAGCATATTGCATGTAATCATTTGATTCCACAAAAAGAGAATTGTTATTGGTGCATTGCACAATAATTTTATGATCACCAGCAGTAATAGTCCTACTAGCAACCCAAGGATCCCGATACGTACCGTTTCGGCTAATCCCATCTTCAATGTCAAGTACTGGTTGCGACTCTTCATCAATAAAGAAACGACCCCTATCGTCTGCACCAAACTCAAAGTAATAGGTATCTGTTGCTGGGAAGTTGATTGTGTATGTTACTTCTTGTGGAATACATGGCAATGTGCATAACTCTGGGTTTGTCCACACGCCATAGGTATCACCATTCTCTCCCCACAAACTACTTGCACTTGATTCTCCACTAGAAAAATTGGTAATTCTAAAACTAGCGTTACAGTCAGTGCCGTCTCCATCATATAAACATAGTCTAGTTAGATCATCCCTAACATCAAGTTGACTTGAATTATTTGCAGCATTTAATCCAACAAAGGTAAGTGGATACTCAGTGTTGGCAGCAAGAGTTACTGTCTTTGTTTCACGACCTTCTTCTCCACTTTGAGTCCAAGTAACACCATTAATTGTGATACTTGTAACTGCAGTGCCAGCATTGTTTGGATTGTCATCCCACTCCAATTCCAATTCAACATCACCACCAGGACCAGTGACTACTAGTTTTGTGCCAGTAATATCAAAAGATACCTCCATATCATCAACATCTTCAACAGATCCGTTAACAGCATATGTTACTGGTGTTGATCTTTCTCTTGCATACTTTCGTGTAGTAGATCCAGTTGCTCCTACAAAGTCAGTTGGTCTAATGTTGATGTCTGGTCTATAGGGGACACAAGATTGAGGACCCAAAATCGGCACAAAGAAATCATCGTCAATTCCAAATCCTGATTTCGATTCTGCTTCCCAATTAAAACAACTGCCATGATCAAATAAACAAGTGGTGCCGTTGTAACCTAGATCGGGAAGGTCCTGAAATTCCATCTCACAATCATAGAATTCTCTTGTGCCATCCTCAAGGATTCTTTCCTTACACTTATATTGTAATGGCCAATTAGTATATTCATTTGCTGGTCTAGGTCTTCCGTCAGGAGGATCGAGAATTACAAAACCATCATCCACGACTTCCTGAGCAACATCCCCCGCTGCTTCAGCAATAGCAGAAGATCCCGAATCGCAGATCGGTCCAAATGTGCCTTCGGGTTGATATAAAGCCATTAAAAAAGAGGGTTGTTACACCCTCTATTTATTTTAAAGTGCGTTGCCTCTTGGCAAGACTTCTTCTGGGAATACAAAGTTTTCGTGTGGTTGGTCTACTGGAGCCATCCAGGCACGGAGTCCTTCATTGAGGAGGATGTTTTTCGTATAGAAAGTTTCAAACTCTGGATCCTCTGCTGCTCTAACTTCC